GCCTTCTTCTTAGGAGAAGAAGAGAGAACAGGTGTTTCCTCTGGAGCGAGAATAGTAAGGACGTCGAGGAGATCCTCTCTGTTGGATACGGATGAACCCTGTCCAGCTGTTACGTGTGGAGTTGGGTTGTATGTGTTTGTGATTGAAGATTCGATGTTTGCCATGATATTTATTTATTGAATTTATTATTGTGTTAATTGAAGGGTTCTCATTCTGATGAAGTCATCTTTTTTACCGCTTCCTTTGAACGTATTAGCAGCATTTTGAAGATTCTTAATGCTTTTTGATATTTTTTTATCTGACCTTGCTGATCCAGGAGTCCCAGATGGTGGAGTAAGTCTAGTTGACTTTGACTTACCCTTAACCGCAACTGGTTGTCTGCCGTACATGCTGTTAGCAGCATGAGCAAGAAGGTAAGGTAATTGAGCAGCAACTTCAGGGTCGAACCTATCTAGGTTCTGCAGCCTTGGGTCTTCAAGCATTAGCTTGTACTTCTCGCTTACTTCATTTTCATCCTGCATCCAACTTAGCTCCTTCTCTGCCTGTTGCATTAACTGCGCTTTGGCGGCTACTGCATTTTCACGCTTTTGAAGGCTCTTCAATTGAGCTGGGATGAATTTCTTCTGTGCCTTTCTGGCATTTTGAAGATGCTTCCTTACTTCAGATTTGGTCAATTCATTGCCCTCAACTTCAGTAACTACGTCATCTGCACTATATCCGTCACTATCAAAGATAAGTTCTTCCGCCCATTCAATGACTTGCTCAACTTCTGTCGCTGTTTTTTGTAGCGATTCAATTGAATCAATGCCCCTGTAAGGGTTATCGGATTCTTTTACCTCTGGTTGTAACTGACTGCCCATTTCAGACTTTAGCTTTGCTAATTCAGCTTCTGCTGATTTTCGCTTAGCCGTCAGTTCACCGAATCTAGCAACCGCTCTGCTTCCGAGTTTATCGGAAAGCTCACGAAGCTCTTCATCGGTCATATCATCTAATTCGATTTGAGAAAGAACGTGTTCTTTGTCCCCTGAATCATCTTCGGCTCCTTCTTCATCCGTGAACTCGTCTTCGGCGGCTTCTTCGTCGCTTACTGCAGTTTCCTGCTCTTGCTCTTCGGATGAATCCTGAACTTCTACTTGATCTTCGACTTCTTCAACTTCTGGGGCTTCTGCAGCTTCTGTAGTAGCTTGAGCTAACCTTCTGTTGATAAAATCTGACGGTGACATGTTTGACGCTTGCTCTGTTTCGGCAGCAGCGGATGCCGTTTCATTGACTTCACTCATAATATACGCTTTTTACGCCAGCGATGGCGATGTTTCCATTATAGCATACTGTTTTTCTTATCGAGCTGGGAATCTTTTCTTAAGAGATTCCCAACCGCAAAGAGAAGTTATTTCATCGTACGCCAAGATTCTTCCAGAAATTTGACTTAGTTTTTCTATGTCGGCTGAATGCATTTCAGAAATGCACTCTTCTCTTATTCTTGCTATTTCCTCAACCAATTCAGCAAAAGCTTCATGATTGTGCAGCATGTTTAGGTTGTCCTGTAGCGTCATATTATTGCTCAATGGATTGAGTCTGTACTTCTCCCATAGAAGCTGCTCTAGTTCCTAGCTTGCCGTATTCGGAGCCATTGACCTGTTGCTGCTGCTGGAATGTGTACTGCTGAATGTACTTCTGCATTCTTTGGCCGAATGCCTGATCAGTTTGCATTCTTTGAGCAATGTCAGGCTGCTGTACGTAGTTCTGAATAATAGGCATTGCTGCGGATCCGCCGTTTGGACGGGCTGGCATTTCAATACCAGCTGAAATCTTACTGAGGTCATCAATAATGTCCTTTTGGACATCCTTTGAGGATGTATCAGTGTCCTGAAGGATAACGTCAGCAAGGATCGGATCAATGCTACTTGCGTAAGCAACGAGCAAGTTATCAACATTGATTCTACCATTCCTGTCCAATTGTACCAATTCAACTAGCTGCTTGAGCTTGGCCTCTTGGGTCTCTGGATCATTATTGATGCTATCGTATGAAATAGTAATATCGAAGTTCTCGCTGGGGTCACCCTTACTGAACTCTTGAGGGTCTGGTACACCAGTAACCCTAAAGAACACGTAGTCAGGGCCGAAGCGCTGGAAGCAGGTGAAGCACATACGCATTACCTCTGCTGCATGCTCTAGGTACTTATCAACTAAGAATTGCTTACGTACGCCTGAGATCTCGCTATCTTCATCTAGTCCAAGAAGTCTATCTGCTTGGGCAAGTTGAGTCTTCTCCATCTCGATGCTTCCCTCTAGTGAAACTGCATCTGGAGTGTCCGCGAACTCGTAGTCGTCCTTGCGTCTACGGGGAATGTTTCTACCAGGGCCCCAGGTCAGCGGAGGCTGGTTGACGGGGTGCATAATAGGGGGAAGGGTGCATAGACTGTTTCTGTCGATTCTGGAGTCTCTCTCCACCTTTACTTGGTTCTGAATGCCGCGAAGCAAATCTGGAATAGTAGTAGTATCGTACAGGCGCTTGCTTTCCTCTGAAAGTCTAGTGACTACAATCGGGTAATCATCGTACCCGTTCATCAATTCAAACTTAGCGTAGTCCCTTTCAGTCAAGGAAGAGTACTCCCTGTGGAAGATAGTTCTATAGATACCTTCAGCTCCATCTTCATCGTCAACTAGTCTTTGGTAGCAGTGCACAATCTCAACTAGATCGTTGCTTTCGTAACTGCTATCCCTGAACATGCTTCCCCTTCTGGACTCTTGCTCATTGTCGAAGTTATCGGTATTTACACCGCTGTAATCCTCGATCACTTTACTTACGAAGTCTTCATCCCAGTCGTCAGTTATTACCTTGTTTTGCAGCTCTTGTGGGGTGTAGTAAGTTCTCCAGAAGCAATACGGACTTCTCTGAGGATCAGTCACGTACGAGGGGAAAAAGAAATCTCCATCTGGAGAAAGTGTTTTTAATTCAGGGGCATCGACGCTTCTTTTTACTGCTGGAATCTCTGCTGTGCCAAACTTGCGCAGTTCATTGATCGCCTTCTTTGCCCTCTTGTCAGTGACGCCATCGTAAGCTGCTTGAAGCATTACCATGATTTCTTCATCTTTACCTTCATCCAGCATTACCCCGATCTCTGGTACGGACTCAACGATTTGCTCAAGGTTCAGCTTTTGAATGATTCTGCGGTCCTCGATCATCCAACCTACGTACGTGATCATAATTCCACGCTCCAGTAGGTAGTTAGCCCCTAGTTCCATTTCACGAAAGAATCTAGGAATGTAGCCACTACTGATCATCCACTTCATGAAACTAGATACAATCTTAGCCCGCTCGGCGTCTGTCCCTTCGGTTGGGAATGCTCTTACGTTGGCCTTCTTCAGACTGGAGACCAGTAGCGCTACAAGTCTAGTTATTCTTTCCTCAATGACATGAGCCTCCATGTCACTAGCTCCCTCCCAGGGAAATGCGTCGGAGCCATGCTTTCTTAAATCTCTGCTTTTACCAGGCCAAATGTTTCTTCTATCTTCATAGGCATTTCTGCACTGATCAAAATATGATTCAAGGTCCAGCACGGTCTGATCATATGCATTTCTCAATACATTGATGTCAGGGGTCTTGCTATAATATGTTAAGGATTCAGATGCTTCTGTATGCATGCTTTTTGGGCTCTCTTTATAACTTTAAATACGTAGTTCTTGGGCATACCTATCATATCACACAATTTCTGTGACGGGATTTCATCATAATCTAAAGTCATGCATCTCCTGAAGTATTCCCAATTTATCAACCTTTCAGCATTAGCGTGAACCCATTCGCGGTTCAGAGTAATGTCATCCTCTGGTTGGACTTCTGTATCTGTTTCTAGCATCTCAGAATATATTTTGTTTTACTTGCCTGAAGGTACTTCCACTTGCGTCCTTTATTTCTTCTATCGTAATGGACTTCTTCAGCATCCTGCTTTGAAATTTTCTTGGTACAACGCAAGGAATTACTCTACCCAGTTCCTCTACGTTTGCGTACACGTACGACGGGTTCGGTGCTAACCTAACTACAGTACCCTTGTATTGCTTAGGGTGCAACTCAGGGACATCAATTGCTGCAGCAAGCAGCTCTTGACCTTCTTCGCTTACCCAAGTCGCTTTACCCTTACCAGTGAGCATTTCTGCTGGCAATGAG